ACCAGTAATTCTTTTTAGGTTTACCATCTTTATCTTTTAAAATTTTTCCATCATCGTCTTTTAAATGCGGTCCCATTTCTTGTAGCTCTAACATAGTCTCTTTATCTTCTGCAGGTACAAATTTACCCCAATCAGATCCACGTAGTATTGGTTCATACTTTGGAAACCTACAACGTCTACCTAATAAAGTTTTTATTTGACCTCTGTTTTGAGCAGCAGTCATTACTTGATTCATTAATTGTTTTACGAATGGAACTCTACCATGATACGTATTAAATAATTCATCAGCTTTTTCACGTGAAACATTTAATTCATTTTGTAATTTTGCTTTACCCATACCATAAAATAAACCTAAGTTAATTGTCTTAGCTTCTTTCCTATCTATCTCTGCCATGTCAGCAACTATCTGATGAAAATCTGTTGATGGATCATTTTCGTATGCCTCTGATATTGGTTCAGCTGAAGATAAACCAAATCTTAATGCATAGTGTGCAACCAATCTTGGTTCTTGTTGTGAGTAATCAAACGTGCCCCAAGTGCAACCTTCTTCAGGTATAAATAAACTTCTTATTAATGGACCTGTATCGGGATCACGTGCAGGAATTTGTTGTAGATTAGGATTTGCATAACTAAATCGACCCGTAACTGTGCCACCATCATCAGATCTTATTTGGTTTATATCAGCATGTATTCTACCATTATGAGAATGATCTAATATAGTATCAATAAAGGTTGTACTAACCTTGTTTATTTTTCTTGCTTCTGCTATCATACGAACTACAGGATGATCATGTTTAGAAATAAAATTTTTTGTAAAAGAAGGTGATTGTGTTTTTTCAGTTACTTCATAAGGTAAATTTAATTTATCAAAAACTTTGGCAATCGATCTTGCAGCCCATATCTGAGGCTCTACTCCTGATTCTATTTTTATTTGTTGTAATAGGTTTTGTTCTTTTACTTCCAGTGCTGTTTTCAATTGATTGGCTTTCTCGATATCTACCCGAACACCTAGGTGGCGCATATCGACTAAACAAGGAAACAAATCAGTCTCAAGATTAAATATATCTTGTAAATTATCTTCAACAATAATTCTTTTTAAATGATTCCATAACATTAAAGTAAGTTCAGCATCTTTCTCTGCGTATGCTCCTACTTCCATAGCAGGTAACTTCCACATGTCTGCTTTTGGATCTAGTCCTCTTTCTTTTGCAGCCTGATTTAGTAAAGCTTCATTCTTACCTTGATTTAAATATACCCATGACAATGCATTTAGCGTATAGTTAAATCTATTTTCATCAATAATAGATGCAGCAATCATTGTATCTATTATTAGTCCATTAATTTTTATACCTAAATTTCTAATCCAACATACATCGTACATCGCATTGTGAAATATTTTTGTGGCTGGTGATTCACAAACATCTTTAAACCAACTAAGAACTTTATCTCTTGGTAAATTTTTACCTGTTCCATGTGCTATAGGAAAATAACCTTTGTAACCATCTACAGCGACTGCAATACCTACAACTTCACCATTACCTCTTATGGCCCCTGAACCCAGTTTCTTTAGATCTGGATCTCTTGTCTCCAAGTCAATTGCTATTTCCTCTGCTGATCTTAAATCAGGAAACTCTGTAGGTGTAACCCACTCTGTAGTTGGCATTAACATTATAATTTACCCTCTTCCTTTAAATGTTTTTTTTCTAACTCACAGTAGTGAATTATTTTATTTAAATCTTTTAAAGTTTGTCCTTTCATTAAATATCTACAAACATATTTTATTACATTTGCTTGAAAAGGATTTAAACCATTTTTTCTAATAAAAGTCCAAGGCTGTATGAAAAACTTTTTATAGTGAGATCCTCCGATTTGTTTATCTTCTGGAAATGCTTGTTCTAGTTCTTTATTATTTGTCATATTTTTCCTTTTATTTTAATTTAAACTTTTAATATTTATCTCTTTTCGTTCTTGAAAAGCTTGATAATGATCATGACTACTATGGTCTCCAAAATAATGTCGATTATTTTTAAAAGATTTTTCACAATATTTTGTGTTAAATAAATAATTACCTAATTTTCTACCATAACCTAAGCCATAATCGGTTAATCTAATCCAACCAGGATGGTTACTTTTTCTTACCAAATCAACTGATTGTAATAATCTAAAAGCATTATCAAATTGATTATCTGGTATAGTTAGATAATCTGATTCTAGTAGAAATACTTTTGAATATTTATTTTTTAAAAGCATTTCATTTTTAAGTCTTTTATAATTTACTTCCCAACCTCCTTTGCAGCACATATCTTTATATAACAAACAAATATAAATTGTCATGGCATGATATTTTAAATCATCCTTACAATCACTCCATAATTTTTTAAAAGGTTCTACTTTCCACTCATTACTAAGTGTATGAAGACCACTAAAGAAATAATGTAGATGATGTAATTCTATTATTTTTACTTGTTTGCCTTTATAAAAAGCTTTTATGTTTAATCCATTTCTATTCATATTTTTCTCCTTTTATTTTATTTGTGGCAGTTGTTGATTTAACAGTACAGACCAAATAGGGATTCGAGAAACTGAACCAACTAAGCCCGTTAGAGCATGATGCTGCCACCCACCATAGAAATTGCTCTCTATCCCGTTCTGTTTACACAGTAGTGTAATTCTATAATTTGTAAGCATTACTTTTTTTCTTTGCTTTTAGTTTATATAAATTATTACGTGCTCGTGTAATTCCTACATACCAAACTCTATGTTCTTCATCCGCCTTATCTCTACTTTTTTTAATTGCTTTTTTTATTTTGTTTGGCTGATCTAAACAAAGTATGATGTTATTTTTTTCACCACCTTTAAATGCATGTATTGTAGACACAAAGATTCTTGCAGGTGAATCTAAATCTTCTCCATTGTCTAACATTTGTTTTATGTAATCTTTTTCTTCGTATTCAACTTCTTTGAATGCATCAAACCAATCTGTGTCTGGATCCCAATCTTCTATTGGTTTACCTATGTATTCTTCTATATCTTTGGTTTCTTTATCATCTAATATTTTACCTCTAAGCCAAGAGTTATAATTAACATATGCATCATACAATCTTTTTTTAAACGATTTAGATTTATTATTTTGAAAATATAAATTTCTTTCTTTTAATTCTTTTTGTATTGCAACTAATCTATTAATTGTTCTAGTTAATATACCCCATTCACCTGTATCTAAATCTACATGATCTAAATTATTTATATACTCACACTCACCTTCATAGTCTCTAGGATAATAAATTTTTTCTTTTCTTAATCCTTCTATATTTTCTATAGGTATTTGTGACTGTTCTTGCACTGCTCTAGATATTCTTTTTGAATATTTTAAAACTCTTTCTTTGTCTGCTTTTTCATTTATAAATCTATCTACATCAGCTCCAGCCCACGCAAAAATAGCCTGGTCATCATCTCCTGCTAAATAAATATCATCTGCTTGTTCTTTTAGCCTGTCATACAACTTCCATTGCAAAGGTGATAAATCTTGAGCTTCATCTATAAATATAACTTTAAATGTCGGTAATGATTCTTTTTCAATTAATTGTTTAATCATGTCATTGAAATCTAATTTCTTTTTAACTCTTTTATATTCTTTTAAATTATCATTAATTGTTTTCAATATTCTCCATTTTATTTCTTTCTTATTATGTTCATTACGATCAAACTCTTCTCTTATATTAATATCTCTATTGATCGCTCTACCAATCATTTGAAAGTATGGACTATCACAATTTAAATAATTAATATCTTCTTTGTTATATTTATCATAGTATTTAACTTTGACTCCTAATTCTTTTCCAAGTGCTTCATAGTCTGATGGTTGCATAACTTTAGTATCGTTTAGTTCTAATTCATCGTATGCAAAAGAATGTATTGTTCTAAAGTATGTTAATTTATCGTCATCTGCAGGCATTCTGTCTTTTGCTTCAGCTGCAGCTTTTTTAGTAAAAGCAAAATATGCAATCTTATCTAATGGTGTGCCTATTCTTGCGTAAGCTTTTGCTCTATTAATTAATCTATATGTCTTTCCTGTACCTGGTGGTCCATAAAATTTATAGATCATTATACAATTTCCTCTTCTTCAAGATTAATAAGTTCTTCAACTTCTTCCTCTTCTTTCTCAAATAAATATAAAGGTATAGCTACACATCCATTCACACCTGGATATGGTTTATTTGTCTTTTTATTTTTACCAGGAAATCTTTTCTTTTTACCAAACTCTGGTTTTGGTAATTGATCATTTTTTTCTTTTGTCTCAAACATTTTTTCAATCATATAAGAAGTTCTTGATGAATCTTTTTTCCAACCATTTTCTTTTAACTCGTTGTAAAATTCATCATAAACAAAATAAGCATATGTATTATCTTTTAAAACATTACCACTTTCAAATGATGCAAACGTTCTAGCCTGAGTACCATTAATATATTCTTTCAAATGTTTTTTAAGTATCTCCATTGGTGTGGTCCCTGGAGCCGGTTGCACTGTATCTTGATTTGTCATTAAGTTTTTTACTATTTCATAAAACTCCATTGCTTTTATAGGAGGTGGTAGTTCATCAGCTTGCGCCATGATTAATCCTCTACATAACTGCATGTCTTTTATTTCATTTTTATCTTTTGCATGTACAGGTACACTTTCACCGTCTTCTTTTTCTACAGTAAAATAGTATTCAGGTTCAGGTTTAAAATCTACCTTAATTAAATTAGTTAATCGTGGCCAACTTAATTTTGAATCAGACAAGATTCCAAATTTTCTTTTTACACATTCTGATTTAACACATACAGGTGCAAGTAATGGATCATTACAAGTATGACCTTTAGTATCCTTCTCCCAATTTTTTATTTTCTTTTTAATATAATCATCAGTCCAGGTTTCATTAAACTCAAAATAATTTCTACCTGCTTGTAAAACTTTCTTTGCCCAATCATCTGCATATTTCTTTTTAGCAAAGACCATGTAGTTATATAAAAATCTATCTCTACCATCATCCATTTTTTCTTTACTTAATATTTCTAAACATGGTGGACCATCTTTAAATTCTTCTGCTCCGCCAGTTAATTCATTTTTAATTATGTTATCAGATATTTCTTTTAACTGTTCTGGAGTTTGTTTATTTATTTCTATGCAATTTAAAAATAATTCTAATGACATTTCTGCACCTGAAGGATCTAATGCAACTCGTTCGTTTTTGTTAAAGTATGGAAGATTAATAAAGTTACCATTTATTTTTTGATCATCTGTATTAGTTCCTAGTTTAGTTTGCTTTGGAAATATCTCTGTTGTAATTGGAAGTTTAAATAAAAATAATACTTGTTCTAAAAAATCTTTTATCTGTTTTGATTTTACAAAATCTTTTGTAAATACGTATAAATGTAAACCATTACTTTTAGATTTAATTGGTATTAAAGGTAATTCTTTTTCTGCAATAATATCTAAATAAAATTTTATATCTAAAT